TCTGGTTTTCTCTTGCGTGAGAAAGGCCACATGTCAGTTCTCCCCTTGCAGTTCGGTGATGCCCAGTTGGGCGCCGGTCCCGTCCACGGTGATGGCAGCGATGTGCGTCGCGTAGCGCCACACGTGCCGATGTGCTGCCGATGGACAGACTGGCGTGCGACGGCCGCAACGCCAAGATGGGCACCAGGTTGCCGTACTGGTCGAGCAGTCCCGTGAAGGTCTGTGGAAGCAGGCTCATTGCAGCATCCCGTCGATAGGCGGTATCGCCCCGCCGAGGCCTTGCGCCGTCACGGCGGCGTCCACCTCGGTCTTGGCGGCTTCCGCGTTGGTCTTGCGGATCTGGGCATCGAGTAGCGCCATCTGCTTCTGCATCTCGGCCATCTGCTGCTGGATCTGCATCAGTTGCCCGTTCGGCTGATCGTTGCCCGAGTTCTGCGGCAGGAATTCCTCCACATCGAAGCGCTCGTCGAAGCGGCGGATGGTTTCCCGGGCAACGCGCACCAGCGCATCGGCGGTCTCCGTGTCGCCATTGCGCCGCAGCTCGCTGACCTGGGCGATCAGATCCCGCAGCTGCGGCATGAACTTCACCCAGCTTTCCTGTTCGCGTTGCTTGTCCGGTTTGCCCGTCGTCCCGGCCCGGATCTCGATCCTGACCAGATCGAACACGTCTTCCTTGCGCAGCTGCGGCCACACGGCCGTGGTGCCGGCCAGGCGCTGCACCTGGGCCGGTGTCAGCTCCTGGAGCAGGACCTCGGCCACGTACTGGGCGATGTCGCGGATCCAGTCCTCGATGGCGTCCTGCATCTCCGTCGTGCGGCTGGCCAGGCCGGCCTGCATGATCTGCGCCTCGGTGGCCGTCTTCGCCCGCATGATGGAGCCACGGGCCGCGTCGCCGAGCCCGGACATCCACTCCATGTCCGCCCGGATCTGGCTCGTGTCGTACTGTGCCGGATCGATGGGCAGCTGCTGCGCCACGTCGAACACCTCGCGCAACGGTCGCCCGTTGGCATCGACGATGACCACCTCGCCGATCCCGGCCACCACCTTGCGCTGGATGTCCCGCTCTCTTGCTTCGCAGTTCCGCGTAGTCCGAGCGGATCTGCTCGTATTCGTCCTGCAGGCCCTTGAGCAGTTCGACGGTGGACATGGGCTGGAACTGACCGTCCACCGGATGCAGGCCCAGCGGAAAGAACGGGTACCATTGCTCCCCGAGCCTGACGGGCTGATAGGGCTCGCGCGCCCAGTCCATCTCGCCCTCGCAGAGGGTATAGACCGTGTTGCTGCCCTTGTGCCAGATCTCCCATACCGCCAGGTAGGCATCGGCATCGGAGCGCTTCGCGCTGCTGCTCTCACGTCCTGCGGCGGTGTAGATCTTCGCCTTGCTGCCGGCCTCCTTGCCGAAGACCTCCTCGTATCGCTCCGGTCGGTACCAGATCCGGTGGGCGATCCACTCCGCATCCACGTAGCTGTCGAAATCCTTCACGGCCGGATCGATGAGCACGTCCTCCGAGAGCAACCGGTCGATGACGATCCCCTCGGCAACGCTTACCTCGACCTGGGCTTCCAGCGCCTGCACCTGCTGCTCGAGTTCGGCCTTCTTCGCCTCGTTGTGGTCTCGCTCGGCCGCATCGTCGCATTCCTCGATCAGATACCGAATGCGCCGGATGTTCTCCTGCACGTCGTTGATGCGGCTCTGGATGATGGGATCGGTCTTCATGTCCCGCTGGTAGAGAACCTTCACCCACCCGATCCGCGTCGTCATCGCCGCGCGCACGGCCGCCTTGGCGCGCTTCTTCAGCTTCGCGTCATCGAGCTGCCGGTTGAGGGCGATTTCCAGCGTCCGGGCGAATCCCTTCACCGCCGGATACTGGCTCGGATCCACGGCCTCGCTGGGCGTGACCGCGATCTCCGGATTCTTCGCATAGACGTGCGGAAGCATCGATGCCAGTGTCGCGTAGATCAGATTCGTGCGAACCTTCCTCGTCCATCGCGCGCCCCGGTTCCGCCGTGGATTCCATCATCGCCGTCGTTACCGTCTCAGGCCATCAGCAGGGCATCGACCGTGCCGGTCGTACCGCCGGAGACGGTCAGGCGCATCTGCTCGCCCATCTGCACCTCGGCGATCTTGATGGCGCTGCCGGAACCGGAAATCACGCTCGACCAGGTGGTGCCGCCATCGTCGCTCTTCTCCAGCGCCCAGCTGCGATCACCCCCGGAGGATGGCTGGATGACGGCGACCGCGGAATCCTTGGTCACGTGCGGCGTGGTATCCATGCGGACGGCGGCCGAGCTGCCGACCCCCTGGCCTGTGGCGATGGACTTCACGTTGAGGCTCATGGTCTTTCTCCTGTTGGTTCACCGGTGAAACGAAAAGGCCCGGCGAAAGCCGGGCCCGTTATCGAAATCGTTCTGTCGTTCAGTGCCGGCAGGTGTCGAACACCTTGAACTTCTCCTGCTGCAGCGCCTGGATGATGGCCTGCGCACCGTTCACCCGCGAGCCCGGGCCCTTCGATGCCTTCACCCAGCGCACACCTTCCTGGCGGAAGTATTCCTCGATGGTCTTCTCGCGGCCGTCGTTGGCGAAGATCTGGCTGTCGGCCGGATTGCGCCGGAACACGACACCGGCATCCAGCTCGCGGGCCTCGAGCTTTCGCACCTTGCGCGCCACCTCTGTGGCGGACTCCCGCGTGCCGACCCCGGCCTTGCCGCCATAGCCGTACAACTCGCGGTAGCGGTACACCACACCGTCCGGACACCGTGGCCAGTCCAGCGGCACCTCGAAGGGCTTCACCACGTGCACCTTCGGATTCCAGATCCCCTGCAGGAAACCGCCCACGACGATGTCCCAGTCTCCGTCGCGCCACGCGCGCCGGAGTTCAGGGTTCTTGATCCCGTCGAGCTGCTTCACGTACTCCGGGTCGTTCTCCATCATCGCCCGGTTGTCCTCCAGGTCCACGTGAATGCGCACCCGGGCGTTGCCCTGGTCGTCGGTGACCACGGTTCCCTCCGGACCGATGTCGATGAAGTGCTCCTTCACCCAGCCGTGGCCGGCACCGTAGGGGTTTCCCGTGGAACAGTAGAACCGCGGCACCTCCGGCACCGAACAACGATTGCACGATTTCATCACCTCGTAGCAATCGTTGCTCGGCCAGTTGGTCAGCTCCTCCCAGGCCACGAACGGATATTCGTGCCCGTGATAGTTCCAGTAGTCGTCCGGATCCTTCATCGCCCGCAGGAACAGCTCCTCGCCGTCCGGGAAGACCCACTTGTAGTCGCTCTTGGCCGACAGCCATCGCGCCTGTGGAAAGATCTGCGGGATCCAGCGCTTGCACTTCTTCACGACATCGTCCAGGTGCTTGTACTCGCGCCGGAAGATGATCCCGGTCCAGGCCTGACCGAAGCCCACGCCGACATAGCGCAGGTACTTCATGATCAGGGTCTCGGTCTTCCCGCCGCCCCGGTTACCCTCCGCGAAGATCTCTCGCACCGGGCAGGTCAGGAACCGTGTCTGTCCGCCCGGAAACGGTTTCCAGACGACATCTACTTCCGGTTGCAACTTCATCAGCAGCTCGAGCGCGCCCTTCTTGTCCCACGGCCGGATGCGCGTAACGAAGGCCTCCGCCTCCTCGCTGCCGACCGACTTCACCTCCACCTGCGCCAGGGCCCGCCTTCCTCGTCGAAGTACTGCGCCGGGTCCAGGAATGCGATGGCGGCCACCTCGCGCAGGATGCGCTCCTCGCTCACGTCCGCCTTCTCCTCTGCCTCCAGCCGCTTCTGCTCGAGGTACATGGCCACGTGCCGGTTCTTGAGCAGTCTGGGACCGTTGGCCTCGGCCGACTTGGCCGTGGCCCCGTATGCCAGCATGTAGCAGGCCTTGGCGTTACCACGCACCTCCGGATCTTCCGACGCGCGGAACAGATCGCAGAAGACCTGCTGTTTCGCCGTCAGCCCGTTGATGTTTCGAGACATGGTTGCCTGCCATCGGTTGGAGATTCACTTCGGCGCAGCGGGAACGGGATTCCAGTTACGTTCCAGTGGCGACACGCGCGGCCGGTACAGGTCCTGGAAGATCTGTTCCTGCCTGCGCTCGAGCTTGGCGAGGTTCTCGTCCAGGTTCTCGAGCTTGGCCACCACCATCTGCTGCGCCCCGTACATGGTCACCCCACCTGTCACCAGCGCGATAATGATCGCCTCGATGATTCGCTGCACGTTCAGCCGTTCCGATGTTGCGCCTGCGGACATCACGAACGGCACCCAGTTGCTCGGATCACGCCAGGGCATTTCATGAAATGCCGTGGTTTTCGTCTGGGGGCATTTTTCCGAGTATGGAAAAATCGTAGCTTCTCAGTCCCGGTTTTGCAAGTCTGTCGAAACCTTCCCGTTCTGGCGCGCCTTCACGAACCGCCAGGCCGCGTTGCTCCAGTCGTCCAGTACCCGGTATAGCGCCTCGTAACGTGGCTGCCACGTCTCGAACCAGCGCGACTTCGTCACTCCGATCCAGGCCGCCTTCAGTTGCCAGCTGTCGGGCTGGCAGTAGCGCACCGGATCGGCCAGCTCCGCGATGGCCAGGCCGGCCATGCGCCGCAGGCGCTCCTGTCCGGCCGGCACCCGCCAGCCGTTGCGGATGTGTATCGTCGGCCACCACCCGCACCGGATTCGGCTGATGCTGCAGGTCCTCAGTGCTCATCACCGCCGCCATCGACGCCTCCCTTGCGCTCGAAGCGATATGCGTTGTGCCCTTCCACCCGGTCCACGCTGGTCATGCGATAGCCCGACCAGTATGTACTGTGCGGCCACCCTGGGCCGCTCTGGACGTGTTTCCACCACGATGCCGCGCCGTGCCATGGCCCGCAGGGCCACCCCGATCTGCTCCGAGGTGTAGCGCAGGCCACGGGCCCGCTTGTGGATTTCTCTCGCCGTGACCGGCTTGGCGATGATCATCATCGCCTCGAACACATGCCGCTGAATGCTCATGTCTGCGCCTCCGCCGGCACGAAGGCCTCGTCGTCGTCGATCTCCACCAGCAGCATCACGTAGCGCTTGCCGCCGCGAAGCGCCGGCTGCGGCTCCGTGAACGCGAAGTACGCGCCCATCTCGTCGACGCCCTTTCCCGTCACCATGGTCTCGTCGGCCACGGCCAGGTAGGGCCGGATCTTCTCGATGAGCAGGTGCAGCGCCTGCGTCTGGGTCTCGTGGTTCATGGTTGCCCCCTTTCGTCCTGGTCCCGATCAAACCCGATCACGTTTCGCCGTTTGCGGCTCGTCGGCCGGCGGCCGTGTGTCGGGCGGTGAAACGTGCGTCTCCATCTCGCTGTCGGCGCCGTCGTGTAGCGCTGCTTGCACAGCTTGTAGGCCTCCTCGATTTCCCCGTCCGAGTACGGCGCCAGGTCCGACGCCCACTCCTCCACGGCCAGATCGAACATCGACTGCGTCGTGTAGCGCGCGGACCACGTCCCGCCGTAAACCGCGTTCAGCCGGGCGAAGAGCCTGCGGATGCGCTTCTTGTTCACGTCACTCGTCCTCCGACGAGAACTCCTCGAGTGCATCTGCGCACCCTTGCGCAATGATGTCTGCGCCACTTTGGCGGCGTAGCTGATGTGGGGCATGTGAACCTCCTGGCCGCTTGGCCGTCGATGCGGATGGATCCGGGCTTGTCGAGTTCGCATCTGCGCGAGGTGTTCGTCCCTGGCGATAGACCCAGCACGCAATCGTGCGGGTCCGGCAGACGATGGGCGCGTGCGTATTCCACGTGCTGTTCGGAGACGGCGAAATCTTCGGGCACCGGTGTGGTTGTGCATGTGAGCGAATCAACGCGCGCGCGCGTGTGTGTGTGTATATTCCTGAGATCCGGAGGTCTGCCCCTCCTCGCTTGCCCTTCATTTGCCCTTCCTCGCTGTGGATAACCACGCTCAGACCGCATGAATACGACGTTTTCGCCTTGCCCTTCCCTTGCCCCTGAAATCGCTCGAAAAAGAAGCGTCGATCGAGGCCACCGGCAGCATGAATACCATGCTCTCGAACTTGTCCCCCTTGCGAACCGGCTCTATCAGGCCTGC